AGCCCCGCCGCCCGGTGGGGTTTTTTATTTCCACACAATACCAAAGGCGCTGAGCGCAGACGCTTATAAGGTCTGTCCGGGACTGCAAACCTGTAGCGCCTTTCATATTGTGATAAATACAGCAAGATTTACCCTGTTGCCGACGGGCAAGGCAGTTACCGCGTTTTGCGTCAGGGTATTCAAATAATAGGGCTCGCTTCGGCGGGCCTTTTTCTTTTTTGCGCCCGGCCAATCAACTCAAGCTGAACCTTAACCGATGTGGCTGAGGCGCATTCTTATTCGACTACTGACGGCACCGACCAAATTGGGAGGTGAGGATGAAACGCATGCCAGAGAGAGATCCAGGCTTTTGGGCAAGCCTGCTTGCCTGGCTGTACGCCCACAAAAACGAATCCGGCTATGCAGGTCTGGCGGGAGTAATGGCTATTCTGCGTGCGTCGTGGATTGGCAAAGACACATGGCCCCGTCGTCTGCTCGATGCCGCGATGTGCAGCGTCTTTGCTTTCTTCCTCCAGCCGACGCTGCAGGTAATAGGATCGGTCTTTAACTGGAACTTTAGCGACGACACCACGCGTGTGGTTGCGGTTTTTCTCGGCTTTCTCGGCGTGGACTGGCTTTCATCAAAGCTGCGCAGGCTGATTGATAAGCGTTTGGGGGATAGCAATGCTGACACCCAGTGATTTCCAGCGCGCCATTGGCGTATCTAATGCTGTTCGTGACGCCTGGTTCCCGCATATCGCGGCGAGCATGGCGGCGTTCGGCATCACAACGCCGCTGCGGCAGGCTCATTTCCTCGCCCAGGCCGGCCATGAGTCGGCAGGCTTCACGAAAGTGGAAGAGGGGCTGAACTACAGCGAGTCCGCGCTGCTGGCAACCTTCAAACGGCGGATAACTCCACAGCAGGCTAAAGCCTACGGCCGTAATGAGGCGCACCCGGCAAACCAGAAGATGATCGCCAACATCGTTTACGCCAACCGTAACGGCAATGCCGATGTGAGTTCTGGTGACGGCTACCGCTATCGAGGGCGCGGATTAATCCAGATTACCGGCAAAGCCAATTACGCGGCGCTGGTGAAGCAGTTAGGCGTGGATATCGTTGCGAACCCTGACCGGCTGGCAGGAAATATGCTTGCGGCAATGTCGGCTGGCGCCTGGTGGAAGAACAACGGTCTGAATGAACTGGCTGACTCTGATGATGTTACCCGCATCACCAGAATCATCAACGGTGGCATTAACGGTCTGGACGACAGGAAATCCCGCTTAACTAAAGCTAAGGGGATTCTATGCTCAACGTAATCAGCTTCATCCGAAATTACTCTCATCTCATCATCATCGGCCTTATCTGCGTCTGCCTGTGGGGACTTAATGCCCGCAATTCGCAGCTGAGCGCCACTAATGACCGGCTGGAAAAGCTTTCGAACAGCAAAGACGAACAGATTAACGATCTGCGCTCGAAGAATGACGATCTGGCCGGCAGCGTGAACGACCTGGTTAAAGCGGTGAATCAACAAAACTCCGTGATGAGCCAGGTAGCCGAACAGCGCGCCGTGACAGCGCAGCAGAACCGGAAGCTCCAGAATGAAATTAAGCGTTACCTCGCAGCAGACAAATGCGCTGTTGCTCCTGTTCCCCCTGATGCTGCTGACAGGTTGCGTGACGCAGCAAAAGCCGCTGGTGGAGTACCGGACAATCAAGGAACCGCGGCTAAGCCTGCCAGCGGAACTGACCACGCCAATTGATGTGCCGGCCGTTCCTGAACCGATGAGTTTTGGAGACAGCGTTGGGCTTAATGCTGAGCTGTATGGCGCGCTCGGACAGTGTAATTTAGACCGAGCAGCAATACGCCAAATTCAAAAAGGTTGAGTGATGCCCCTAAGATCGGTCCAGCAAGATTTAGGCACAGACGTAAGGTATCCTCAATAATATCGAAAGTAGTAATCGCCGGGGGCTTTTCCGCTTGTTATTTTGTTGCTGATGCCTATGTAAGAAATGATTCGTGTTATGAGAGAGAAGGTTATCATCATGACCTTCAAACCACTGGATGTGCTCTTGTCGCATAATAGATAACTGGCATTATGGTCACCTTCATTAACGGTTATTCCATAATTATTTTCAAAAAGCGAAGGTGCTTTTCCTCCAGGATTAAAGGAGTCAACTTTTCTCATTAATGAATGGATCTGATTGTCATCTGGGCCGGGATAGTCAATAGCATGCGCGTACCCATTACGGAATTCATTAATCATGGAAATTGATTTGCTAGCCTCTAGAGGGAGGCCAAGGCGCTGACAAAAAGCGAGCTTCGTCGAAAATGTCATGGAGAACCGATCTAGGTTGCTTCCTTTATTCGGTTTTTTGAACAGATTATCTACGTTAGTGTGAGCACAAATCCATCCCTCAAGTAATCTTTCTAGCAATAAATGAGTGGTTAAAAGGCGTGCTAATTCGCTTTCCTCTTTTACAAGACGTAATGCAGTCTCACCTTGTGCAGTTAGCCCTGATACTGATAGAAAAATGTCAAAGTTCATAACTAGTCCTTTTGGATGATTTCATAAAGCCCGCCTGCGTCCGGGCTTTATATGTAATCCGTTAAATCTTTTTCAGGCCTGAAAATGCTCTTGAAAGCTCAGATGATGTGACGAGGATAGAAGGTTTTGGTTTAGGTTGGACTTTATTGGCTGCTGTTTCGGCTTTTTTCAGTACAGCTTGTTTAGAAGTCGAATTAGACCTTAAAGAATACTCAGCGGTTGGTAATTCGTATGTTGCACCATCAATAGTTATCGTTTTGCTAAAGCCCTGAGCTTTCATAGCTTCATGCAGCTTCTCGTATTTATCTCCACCCTCTGCACCATGCAGCTCAACACGTATTGTGTAATTAGTCATCTTAAACTCCTGTAGTAAGTGATTGGTTAAGATAATTCTTAAGGAACAAAACGACAATTAATTTAATGAATCGCCAGATGAAAGAATCACGTGTCTATAACAGCCGCTGGAGCAAAGCTAGGCTGTCATTCCTGAAGTCGCATCCTCTCTGTGTTATGTGCCACAGACAGGGAAGAGCAGTTGCAGCAACAGTTGACCACATCAAGCCTCATCGGCTGAAAGAAGCTTTGAATGGTGGCAAACAAGAAGATGTCACAAAAGCGCAAAAGCTCTTCTGGGACAAGGCTAACTGGCAACCTCTCTGTAAGCAGCACCACGACTCGACCAAGCAGCGCGAAGAGAAGCGCGGTCACGTCATCGGATGCGATGAGAACGGGCTGCCACTCGACCCGTCATCCCATTGGCGCAAGTGAGAATGAATATCATTTGTGAATGGGCATGATGGGGCTCCCCATCAAATGAGAACGATTATCATCACCATTGGGGAGGGCCGGTGCAGAGTTCAGGGGATAGCGACCTCCTGACCGCCCGCCCCCCTTTTTATGCACAACCGCGAAATGAAAAGTTTTTTTCTGGGAGGTTTTTATGGCCGGTAGACGACCAAAACCGACCCACCTTAAGGTCGTTACCGGCAATCCGGGCAAGCGAAAACTCAACGACAAAGAACCGTCACCCGCAAAAGAAATCCCGAGCCCGCCGTCACATCTCACCGACTGGGGGAAGGTGGCGTGGGGAAAACTGACCGTTCTACTAGATGGAATGGGCGTGCTAACCGTCGCCGATGTTCTCGCGCTGGAAAGGCTCTGCGACATCTACGCTGACATTCTTCAGCTGCGGATCACAATTGCTGATGAGGGCAGAACCTACACGGTCCAGACCGAAGGTGGATTTCTGATAAAAGCCAACCCGGCTGTTTCAATGCTGGCTGATGCAGACCGGCGATTCAAAAGCTACCTGGTAGAGTTCGGCCTGACACCGGCTGCCCGGTCAAAGGTGAACGTGAATGGTGGAGAAAGAGAAGAAGACCCGCTCAACCAGTTCTTCGGTTGATCCAGCGACTCAGTACGCAATGGACGTTACCAGTGGTGCGGTTATTGCCGGTCCGGACATTCGAGCCGCCTGTGCTCGCCATCTTCGCGATCTGGAAGATGGGCCTAAGCGCGGCCTGTTCTGGGATGTGGAAGCCGTAAATCGCGTTGTTAACTTCTTTGCTCAGGTTCTAAAGCTCAATGGCGGCGAGCATGAAGGCAAACCCTTTATCCTGCTGCCATGGCAGTGCTTCATCGTCGGTTCTCTGTTCGGCTGGAAAGCGGAAGACGGCACACGCCGCTTTCGCATGAGCTACATCGAGTCAGGTAAGGGGTCGGGTAAATCGCCCCTGGCGGGCGGCGTTGGCCTTTATCTGCTGATGGCGGATAAAGAGCCACGCGCCGAAGTGTACGCTGCGGCCACGAAAAAAGACCAGGCGATGATCCTGTTCCGCGATGCGGTAACGATGGTCGATCAGTCGCCCGCGCTGGCGCAGCGCATTACCAAATCCGGCACCGGTCTGAACGTGTGGAACCTCGCGTTCCTGCAGACGGGCTCTTTCTTCAAGCCGATCAGTTCCGATGATGGTCAGTCAGGGCCACGCCCGCACGGCGCACTGATTGACGAAGTGCATGAGCATAAAACAAACGCAGTTGTAGAGATGATGCGCGCCGGTACAAAAGGCCGCCGTCAGGCGCTGATGTTCCTGATCACCAACAGCGGTCACGATAAAACAAGCGTCTGTTATGAATACCATGAGTACGGGCGCAAGGTTGCTGCGGGTGACCTGGAGGACGATAGCTTTTTCAGCTTCATCTGTTCTCTGGATGAGGGCGACGACCCGTTTAAGGACGAATCCTGCTGGGGCAAAGCTAACCCGTCGCTGGGACAGACATTCACTGATAAATATCTGCGGGAGCAGGTGACGCAGGCGCGGGGCATGCCATCGAAAGAGAGCATCGTGCGCCGTCTTAACTTCTGCCAGTGGGTGGAGGCGTCCGACCCGTGGATTGACAGCGACACATGGATGAACTGCGAGCAGGACTTTGATCCCGAAGATTTGGCGGGTGAAGAGTGCTATGGCGGTCTGGACCTGTCCGGTTCACGCGACCTTACGGCGCTGGCGCTTTACTTCCCGAAGTCCAAAAAGCTTTTAGTTGAATTCTGGACGCCAAAAGATTCTCTGCTTGAGCGCGCGAAGACTGACCACGTTCCCTATGATGCCTGGCTGCGTAACGGCTTTATTCACGCGCCGCCGGGCAAGGCGGTCAACTACGGTTTTGTCGCGGTGCGCATCGGTGAGCTGGCGGCCAGATACGATATTAAGTGCATTGCGTTTGACCAGTACCGCATTAAGTATCTGGAGCCCGAGCTGGAAAGCGAGTCTGTGAGCGTTGACCTTGTTCCGCACGGTCAGGGCTTTTACAAGGCTCAGGAGTCCGGGCTGTGGATGCCGCGCTCTATCGAACTGTTTGAGGAGCATCTTAATAAC